TGCGAGTTCCTACGATCTGGGTTGTTGGGGTTCGAAAGTTACTACGCATTCCAAGGTCGGTACGCAGTAATGCAGCGACGCACCATGGGATCCCACTCGTTTCAGCAGTTGCTGGGCTTCAAGAACCTAGACGAACTGACCAATAGCATCGACACGTTTTCGTTTCGGGTGCTCAAAAAAGACTGCCTCGATCTGCCCGAGAAAATCTATACCGCTCGCTACGTCACGCTGACCGACGAACAGATCAAGATGTACAACCAGATCAAGCAGCAGGCACTGATCCTACTCGACAACGGTGATCTAGTCTCGGCCCCCGCTGTAATTACCCAGCTACTCAGGCTGCAACAGATCATGTCTGGACATCTCAAGACAGATGACGGTGACATCCTGACGTTTAAGTCTTCGCGTATGGATGCGCTCGAAGAGATCATCGAAGAACATGACGGCAAGGCAATCGTCTGGTCGCGCTTCCGACACGACATCAAAGAGATCACCACCATGCTCAACAAAAAGTTCGGGGAAGGCAGTGCCGCTGCATACTTTGGCGATACGTCCGACGACGAACGACAAAGAATTGTCGAGCACTTCCAAGATCCAAGCCACCCCCTGAAATATTTTGTCGGCAACCCAGCCACCGCTGGCTACGGCCTCACGTTGACCGAAGCAAACCTCGTGGTGTACTATGCCAATGACTTCAATCTGGAAACACGCATCCAATCAGAGGACCGTGCACACCGGATCGGACAAAAGAACAACGTGACGTACATCGATCTGATCTCCGAGGGCACAATCGATGAGCGAATCGTCAAAGCATTACGATCAAAGATCGACATCGGTGCTTTGGTGCTAGGAGAAGAGGCTAAACAATGGCTAAACCTAAATCCCACGAGGAAGTAATCGAAGCAATCTGCGATTACAAAAAAGGCTGGACCAATCTGAACAGCGCAACGAAAGAGCTTAACGAATTGGCTGGGCTTTCTCCCGACATCGCCGCCGCCTTCCTCAAAGATATGAAACGCCACAACGTCACGCAGATCCGAGGGTACTCTAAAGAAAAAGATTACCAGATCGCTGGCAAAAAAGGTAAGTTCAACGAGGCAAAAAAATAACCCCGCCAAAGCGGGGCTAGTGTATGAGGTAGGCCACAGGCGTGGGGCCTATCGAGCAGTGGTATCACTATACTACGCAGCTTCCATTTCCGCAATAGCTTTCCTAATCAAAACCGACAGTTGTCGGGCCATGGACCTCTGTTCAGACTCCGCCAGCTTGCGCAGCAAGTCGTGGTCCTCTTTGATCAAGCCAACGTTCTGAAACTGCTGCTTGTCTTTCTCTTTCATCTTCTTGCGAGCCATGACTTGTCCTCCATTTGTTGTGTGCTTCTACACTACTGGAGGACAACATGCAATCTAATCCTTTTCGTCCCGAGCATCCTTCCGAGCCTCTCGGTCCATGGCATGAATGAAACCAGCAGGAACCTTGCGCGTAATCCGAATGCAGCGCCACGGTATGTCGTCCCGTTTGTCAGAATAGTTCGGAATGCAGTGCGCCGTTACCTCGTCGCCAACCTCAATGTCCATGGCATCGACGATCCGCTTGTTAAAGAATACGCCGTCACCTTCCTCGTTCGATCCAAACGCACTGTCGGTATACGTCAGTTCCTCAATCAAAACTTCCATTTGTTCTGAATGAAACTTCTTCTTCGTTTCAAAAATTTGGCTCATAAATTATTCCTTTCTCTTCTTGTTTCTTTAGATAGTTAAGCTCGTTGATAAGGCCCTCGATCCGCGGATCTCGGTGATCCTCCCATTCGATATCGTCAATCTCACGCAACAACTCTTTAATCTTCGTCGGTACGCACGTTAATCTTGGATCCATTTTTCTTCCTCGGCAATTTATATTTTGATTTGATCTGGGACAAAGCCTGCATAGTCATGTCCATAATGAAAGTAGCATCCTTCAAGGTCATACCTTTGGACAACAGCTTGTCGAGCTTCTCCGCGTCCTTGGTCAACTTCAAAGGACGACCGCCCATCTTTCCATGGGCTTGAAACATATTAGCCGCAGGAGCATTGGGCTCTTTGGTCCCATTAAAACGAGGGTTGTCCAATCTATCTTGTTTATTCTGGGCCAACCAATACTCCCTGTAAAGAGACTCATATTCTTTTCGATGTGGTATCTTCAATTTCATATCTGCTTCCCCGCTGCCCGAAGGTTCTTAACATAAGTATCCAACTCCTCACGCGCAGCGAACAACTCACGCTGCACGTTGGGACGCGCATCACGGCGATACCGCTCATCTTGTAGCGCATCAACTTGCTGCTTAAGCCACCGCAGTTGCGACTGCTGAAACATGCTTAACTCTGCATCATCCATTGTTATACTCCACAAGTTTATAAATTAATTGAGTCACACACTCGAAGTCTTCAACCGTACCCCAGTTTACTTCCATGTCAGTGTATCCAAAGTCTTCGTCCTCGAACCGCATCTTAATTACAGCGTCCAACAACGTCTCCGCTGGCATCGTAAATGGAACCGCGCCACACTCGTTCTCGTACCAACCATTAAGCGATCTCATCTTCGGGCCTCCAACGTTTGTCACTACAGTTGTACTCACCCTCAAACAAACCACCTTCGTCACGGTAATCCGCCGCCACAACACAACCCAACTCATTAACCAAACGATCCCACACAGGGACAGGGGGGGACCACGCAGTCCAACACTTGAACTCCAAAATTAATGACTCAACGTCACTGGTCACACAGCGAACGTTATCAACCTCACACAAATCCCACTTGGTTCCCCAGTTCTTTACACGCCAGTCATACCACGCAGGCACGTCACCTAAGTGATCGTTATACACCTCCAATGGCATCGGCTTAACCAGCGAACAAAAGTTGGACAGATCAAAACTTAACGCACGAACCAACGGCTCTGGTCCAATGATAGACACATTCTGATAACAATGATTAGGCATGACCCGACACCGCCTCCTCTAACTCGCGCAAGTAACCCTCTTGATACGGGCTGTCCGCAGGATCATTCTCAAAAGATCTTAGCGCCGTGTGAATATCAAAACCTTCAACCAACATATCAGCACTCGCCGCCTCACGACCCGCCTGATAATCTATAGGCAATTTCACATCGTCTTTCGTACCCTCGATGCACTCGTAATACACCAAATTATTAGTGTCCCAATACCCGTCACAATAATCCAACCACTTGGAAAGCGCGGCATCCTTGTCAGACGCACGGATCTCAACAGTGAAAAAATCACCGTCCTCGTCCTCGCGCCATGTAAATGTAAAAGTAGACATAACTATTTCCTTCCTTAGTTACTTGTTGAACACATGCAAGTTATAGCATATCGGTGCAGTTGTCAAGAACCTCGGCTCTCGGACCTGAGTTACACTATAGCGCATTCCCCAGAGATTTTTTGTTTTTTATTTTTTTTCATCCGAATTTACCGTATCCACCGTATCCAAGCGTATCCCACTCTTATTTATATGCCTCGTACAGCCCATGGCTGGATACAACTGGTTACGTTTGGTTACACTTCTCGGGAAAAAACCCCCTATATAGGAAAGTTGTCAAACACTTTCGCTTGGTATAAATTGTTGGCAAGGCACAACGAGGAAGACATGGCAGCAGTAGAAAAAATCAACGGCAGACAGCTAACAAACCGCCAGAAAACTTTTGCTAGACATATAGTAGAAGGTATATACTCCAACGCTGAGTGTGCAAGGAAAGCAGGATACTCCACTGACGTGGCATCCAAGCAGGCATCAGTGTTGCTGAATGGCAGAGACTACCCACACGTTCTGGAATATGTGCAGGAGCTTCGAACCGAGCGAGAGAGACGGTATGGTGTGACCACTATCGGGCAACTCGAACGGCTGCATCAACTGTCTCTTGGTGCGGAGGACGCGGGTCAATTCTCCGCCGCTATCAACGCAGAAAAAATCCGCGCTGCTCTGGGCGGCTTGACTGTTGATAGGCGAGAACAAATCAACTCCATAGATCAGATGTCAAGGGATGAGATCACCTCTCGTTTGGCGGCGCTGCAAAAGCAGTACCCCCAAGCCTTTGTGATCGATGGCACAGCAAAGGATATCACACCGGATGAGCAAGGGACCGGAGGCGAACTTTTGGCAATCGATCAGGTCGAACCTGCCCAAGAATTGCTTCGCGACGAGGATTGAGAACAAGCACGGGGGCGGTGTGCCTGATGTACACCTAGTGTGGGACGGCCTTCCGTTCTGGCTGGAACTCAAGGTAAGCAAAGGTACGCGGGTAAATATCTCGCCTCATCAAATCGCTTGGCACATGGCATATTACGCTCGCGGAGGGTCGAGTTTCTTCTTAGTAAAGAGGGCCAAGGAGCGTGATATAGTTTTGTTTGGGGGAGATCAGGGGCCCGAGGTGCTGGAAAAAGGGTGCTCTGCGCCCTGTGTCCTGCGGACCTGCGGCCCTGCGTCTTTGTTCGAGGGCCTGCGCCCTATTTTAGAGGCGCGTGTGCCTGCGGCCCTGCGTCCTCGCGTATAATACTATGCGCTAGGGCAAAAGAAAAGAGGGCCGTGGCCCTCTGGTCTAGTGTTCTACTATCGCAATTGATTTTGCAAGGCTGGATCCCTTGCAAAGTTTGCAGGCGGTGCATTGTGCGCGGCGTCCTGCCTCTTTTGATGCAGGGCACAGCGCCTCGTTCGCCTTGTCGAGGTCGCCTAGATCCGCGATCACTCGGAAGGTGCGGTGTCCGTTTTTCCAATGCGAGATGGCTTGCGCGTGGTCGTCCGCGGATTGCATCGCGATGTCGGGACGCCATCCGCTTTGATGTGAATATGCGGTCCAAGTGTCCGCTTCACTTAACAGTTCATCCCAAACCCGGGACGGGACCGCGCCCGGGTCGCCGTATGTGCCGACCCGCACGAACCGACCGCGGCCCATGGTGCGCGGGTCGCCCTCTTGATAAACGCCGCGCTGGTATGCTTTCCACACGATCAAGACGCCTTGTCCTAGGTTAACATAACAGCGGCGACCCTTGGCTTGCTTGCGTTGCGGGTCCGTTGTTACTTCGCCGCGCATGGTACAGTCGCCGCAAATAGAGAAATCCGCGCCCGTTTTGCTTGCTTCTAGCGGGTTTGTGTCGCGGCATAAAATATAAGTTTGCACGACCGTTCCCGTTTTGGTGTTGCGGTTTGAATATGTCGCGATAACGACAATTGGTTGACCATCCAAGAGGCTAGGCCCGTTGTAGATGATAGCGCTTTTCATGATGTTTGTTTCCTTCCTAATTGAACGTTGCCAGAATAACAGATTGTGCGCCGGTTACAAGTTTTATTTTATATAGCCTGCGGGCCTGCGCCCTGCGCCCTGCGGGCCTGCGGCCCCGTGTTATGCTTTTATGAAAGCATAAGGGGGCCGAAGCCCCCAGCTTAATCGCCCCAATCTTTGAAGAAATCTTGTTCTTCGTAGGCGGATAAGTATTCTTCGATCTGGGTGCGGGTCATCTTGTCCCGCTCGACCCGCGTCCCGTTGTATGTTCCCTCGGGCCAGTAGTGGGGATCTATCTGCCTGCCGTAGTAGGCGTCGGCCCCGCCGCGATCTGCTGGTGATCCATGTGTCATATAAAAATCGGGGGGACAATGTCCCCCCGCCTCCGATTAATCCCGTTGCACCATGCGCTCGAACTCACGACGCGCGTCATCTGCAGCTTCGCGGCGTAGGTTTTTCAGCTTGCCGATCAAGTCCCGAGCGCGGTAAGATCCGCTTTCTTCAAGGTCCAAATCATTTAGGCTGTCGATCATGGTGTTGATTTCGCCAAGGTCGATCTCGACCAAAACTGTGAGCGTGTGCTCTTGAACGTAAGATTTTCTCATTGTCTCTTTCCTTATTGAGATAGGCGGGATTGCCTATGACTCATGATTGCACACAGCAACCAAGCAGTCAACAAGTTTTATTTCAAAGTGACGCTACGTCACTTTCGTCCTGCGGCTTGACAAATTTTCCCGAGCGAAGCGAGGGCCTGCGCCCTGCGCCCTGCGCCCTGCGCCCTGCGCCGATGGGCCCGAGCGCTTTCGCACCCGGGCCCATCATTCTCAACAAAGGAAAGTGCCCGATATCCCTCGGGCGGGGGGTTCGTTATCCTATGACTGGTGCGCCGTACTCATCCATCCATGCGGGGTCGGCGTCCATCAGCGCACCGTTGCGCGTGACTTCGCTGGCATATGTATCGCCCATCTCATATTGCCCGTCGGGCATGTGGGGTGATGTTGCCGCAACAAACCACCGTGCATAGGGGTCGTTGCGTTCGGCACTTGAGTGCTTGTAAGTCTTCAAGACTTTCCATGTCCAGCCATAGGGGCTAACGTATGTAGCGTATGGCTGCTCTGACTTGCGAGTTTTTCCGAATGTTGTTCGTGGCATTTACTTTTCCTTTCTGAAACGTGCGTCAGTGCACGGGATGCCAGCCCCGATGGGGCTGGACACCGATGCACTAACAGTGGTCAATGCTGACACTCACGTTGTAGTTTATGTAGTCCCCGATCAATTCGTTGACTTTTTCCGAAAACTCATCGGACTCATAGGTGAGTTGCTCTGGGCCATTGGCTTGGTTTTCAATCTCAGCTTTGACCTTTTCTTCGATCAATGACCAGATCAAGTTGCGCAATGTGTGTTCAAAGTTTTCCATCTCTTTTCCTTTCTAGTTGAGATACCCCCTTGTACACCATGCACAAGGGGGACACAAGTTTTATTTACGCAGCAACTCAGCAGCCTGCTGCCGCAGCCGTTTGTCAATGCTGGTTTTGAACCGCGCATTCGTCATCTGGCTAGCGTTGGTATGCAGCCCGATATGTGACTGAACGTCATCGGGGGTAATGAACCGTGGTTTGTGGTCATAGAACAACCACGCCCCGTGAATGGTCTCGATCATATGGCAGCGGGTGTAAAACTCGCGCCAGTCTTTTTCCGTGATGCTATTCATAGCGACGGACATTGTGCCCCAGATCAGAGCGTTGGTGATGGGCCAAATGGCGTCATCATTGTAGTCCGCTTTCACGTCCTCTAGGTTCCAGTGTAAAGCCATGTTCTTTCCTTTCTTGTTGAATGGTGGGGGCCGCAGCCCCCTGTTGAGTTATACCGCGACGAATTTCTTGACGCGAGTTTGCTTGGCATACTTATGCCAAACGCTGGGGCGGTTTTCTTTCCACCATGCCAGCGACGGGGCGCTCATACGAACGGTGTATTCCCACCGCGCATAACCGAACGCTACGCTATCGGCGCGAAGCTCATCACGCTCTTTTGTAAGCGATTTGATTTGGGCTTCGATCTCAGCGATCCGGCCTAGTTGGGTTGCTTTGGCTGTCATGTTCTTTCCTTTCTAGTTGAACACTGGCCCCTCCCTGTGACGGGCCATAACGTAGTTATGGGGCCTGCATCTGAGATTGTCAACAGGTAAAATACAATTAATTACAAGTTAACCACAATAAAACGGCTAGCTGCTGACCGCTGCACCGCAGCATCGGCGGGGGTTACTGCGCCGCAGCGCGGCGTGGCGCGGCCCCGCGCCCCGACCCCACCCCCCTTTTTCGGGGGGTGCAAGGGAACTGCGGCCTTCTATATTGTTGGTTTTATAAATTCACTCGGGTATTTTTCCATTGGGGCCCCTACCCCCTCTAAAAATCACGGCTGTATTTTCGTTTGGGTTTATTATAAGGTCCGCCCATGTTTGACACACTCAAAGATGCTTTGTTCCTATGGACCACGGTCCATCCATACAGTAACTTTAAGTCGGCTACGATTGCATGGCGTTTATTGCCTGCGATTGCGAATGATCAGATTAGGTTGTTTTATCGAGACGGCGAGTGTGTTGGTTTGATTACATGGGCATTTATGACGGATGAAGAGTTTGATTCTCGTATTTACGATGGCGAGGAGATTTTTGCTCGGCGCAGCGGAGATTGTTTGGTTTTTGTGGATATGATTGCGCCGAAGGGCAAAAGTGATGTATTGTGGATGTGTAAAGAGATGCGAAAGCAGTTTTACGTTCAGTATCCCGAGGTAGAAAACGTATACGCGCATCGAGGTAAGAGGACCGGGGCATTCCCGAACAAAGGAAAATGGCATGAAAACGCTGCTTGATTTACTTGGAATTAATCCTTTAAAGCCTTTAATTGCGTATGGCGGCGATGAAAGTGGCGGCGGCAGTTCTGATGACAGTGGTGGTAGTGATGACTACACAATTCAGTCTGGAGACACGCTTTCGGAGATAGCTGAAGCGAACGACATGTCTGTTGCCGAGATTATGGCGGACAACCCGGGGATCACCAATGCGGATCAGATTCAGGCGGGAGCTTCGTTGGATTTAAGCGGAGCGGGTTCTGGCAGTACCACTTATGCTGGCGGTGTTGGTTTAGGCGGCGTGGGCAGTGGCAGCGACGACAATGATCCTCCTCCAGCCCCTGTTGTTTACTATGATATGTTTGGGAACGCTCATACTACGACGGCGGCACGAAACAACGCGGATGTTCAGTATGGTCGTCAGGAGTCTTGGAGTAATCCGTCGAATTGGATTATTACGAGTAATGAGCGCGGGGATTTAGACAAGCAGTACATTGGCGATGAGCCTGCGCCTAGTGGTGGCAACTACACGGTTCCGAGTTTCGCGGCTATTGATTCTGGCACCTCGAAACCCGGATCATCGTTGGATGTTGTTGTTGAGGGTGGTCAGGCGTATGTGACGGACAAGGCTGGTCAGAAGTTTACGAACGTTGACTCTGCTATTTCGTCGGATTCGGTTATTGATCGTAAGGTTGCTTCGTATGAGGATCCTAGTAATTACCGGATAGACACGAACCAGCAGGATGATTTGGTTCGGGTTTACGTTGGTAACGAGGGTCTTCCCCCTATTTCGTATAGTACGCCTAGTTGGGAGGCTGTTGATACGGCGCAGGAGAGTGCGTCGGACAAGGATCAGTATTATGACCTGACGTTTGTTGATGGTCAGCGTAAGGTTTTGGACAGTTACGGGAATGCGTTTGACACGCCTGCGGAGGCGACATCGAACGACGTAAAGATTGTGGATCACCTGAAGCCTGAGAGTTACGAGGTTATTGAGGCGGGTGGCATAGCGAATGCCATTTATACGGGGGAGTATGGGACACCGGACGTTCAGGCTGGTAGTGGTTACATGTTTGAAACTCCTAGTATCACGGATGTTTTGAACGCGACGACGTACAAGGACAAGCCTTACAGGGTTGAGTATGACTCCGAGGAAAATATTACGACTGCATTTTCGGGCGAACAAAGACTGGCTCGTCAGTTTGGGACAGAGTTAAACGACGAGTTGGTAATGTCTTATAAGACGGCGTATGACGCTGGTTATGAGATTGATACTGATCCTTTAGAGGATCAGGTCACTGCTCTTATGACTAAGGGCGAGATGTTCTTGGACGAGGACATGGATGGCGTCCCTGATACATTTGAGGAAAAAGCAAAGTTTGGTTTTGCTCCTACTGGGGACGCGGCTGCGGGATTAGAAGAGCCTGAAGATGTTTCGTATGGAGGTTGGACCGCGGCGGGTGCGGAGCAAGAGGCTCAAAAATACGCGACTAGGTATGAAGGTATTGGAGAAGGAGCGGAGGATACTGTCAAAGGCTTGGGAAGAGGCGCTGTTAATTCGTTTTTATCTGTGGTGGAGTCTGTGGCTATTGCGGATTTCAGTTTAACACAGGCGCAAGTAGAAAAAGGTTATCGTGATCTTGACTCGGCGGGGGTTCGTTTAGAGGAAACGCGTCAAGATTTTGTAGATGCGTTAGCGGCAAAGGGGTATGAGCCTGCTGATTTAACTGGGATGAATTTTACGAGCAACCGTGAGTTAGCTAGTCTTTTGGGAACGGATGGCGCGTACAAGGCTGGTCTTTATTTTGCGGCTCAACAGGGGGTCAAGAGAGCCTACGAGGAGTCTTTGCAGGCTATTGAGGACGCCGGGGTTCCGTTAAATGAGTATGTGTTATCGGCTTGGGCTCAAGGAGCGCGGGACTCTGCGGATGATTTTATAGGGGAGTATAACGATCCTACAGGCAACGCAGCTATGTATGGAGAAGGATTAGGTAGCGCTGCGTTTTTCATTGCGACTGCGTTGCCTGCCACTGTGGTGGGTGCGCCTGTATTAGCTGCGGGTACTGCTGCGGTAATGGGTTCTGCAATGAACTCTACGGCGATGTACAAAGACGCTATTAAAAATGGTGCGACTCAAGAGGAAGCGGCTACTTCATATGTGTTAGGGGGGTTCCTTGGAGCGACGGAGGCGGTTCCGGTTGCTCGGGTCTTAAACGCATTACCACCTCAAGTAAGAAACAAAATCCTTAACGTAGCTTTGGATGGGGGCGTGGAAGCGGCTCAAGAGGCATTTATAGCGTTTGGCAACAACGTAATTGCTAAAGGGTATTATGATCCTGAACGTGGTCTTACGGAGGGTGTTTCCGAAGCTGCCCTAATGGGTTTATTTGTGGGCTCCACTATAGGCACGGGCATAACCGTAGGTTCCTCGGTACTACAAGACGCGGGTTTAACTAAGGCGGAAGCGGACACAATTATAGCCACGGATGGAAGTGTTTCCAAAGGCATGATTAGTCGAGATCAGATTCAAACGCTTTTGGATCAAGGCTATACTGTAGATCAGATTGCTGAAAACTTTAGTGGGATTTCTACTACGAATACGGTGGAGGGGGACTTTATAGGCCCTGCGCAAATGACCATTGAGGGTTTGGCTGCGAACAGTGCGTTTCAAGACACAGCGATTAAGACTGGTGCTGGTGATCCAGCTATTATGTATGGCAACCCGGCGAACAACATGTTTTCTGCGACGGCCCCGAGCCCGGACGCGCTCCCTGTATACTTGGACGTAAAGAACCCGTTTACGATTGAGAGCATTGGAACGCCCAAGGGCAAAGAGGCGTTGACCGAGGTTCTTGGATCTAGTCGGGCAGATGCGTTGATCAGCGAGTTTCAGCAGAACGGCAACGTTACTTTGACTGGTGCGGACGTAAAGAAGGTTGCGGAATCTGGGTACGACGGCGTTATAGATAACGACAGTGGTAAGGTTTACGTTGCGGACAATTCGTCTGTGTACAGTGTTACTGATCCTGAGACCACGACTGAAGAGACGGTTGTGGCTACGAAGCCTGAGTGGAAGACGCAGTTAGATGAGGCGTTTTATCTGACTGGTTCGATTGACATGGACTTGGCGAAGCAGGTTGAGCAGGAGTTTGGGGTCAGTCCGTTTGAGATTAACGAGCACTACCAGCAGATCACGGCTTCGGATGCGGCATGGGAGAAGCGTCTTCTGGGCGATTACTTGACCAAGGGTTACATTGATCTGGATACGATGATCAAGGCGGAAGAAGACTTTGGCGTTTCGATGCAGGATCTTGGTAATTACGCTGAGTATTTGGACTCGGATTTGTCTGTATACAACGACGCGATGTTTGCGGATCAGATTAAAGAGGTGCAGGATCTAACGGCTAGTCAGACTTCGTTGCAATCGGAGGTTACATCCCTAACAAACGAACTATCAGCGGTTGAAGCAGACTTAGTTGAGATGACAAAGAACCGTGATTTGGACTCTGATTCGGCGGCTACGGCGATTGCCAAGCAGGAACAGTTAAGCGGGGAGCTTTCTGCTAAGAAGGAGGAGCTTGCGGGTGTAGAAAAGACGCTTGGTGAGACGCAAACAGCGTTGGAGGCGGAGACTAAAACCCGTGCAACTGCGGAACAGACCGTTACATCTCTGACCTCGGACCTTGATTCTGCTAACACCACGATTACGGATCTACAATCTAGCCTTGATGCTGCGAATGATAAGGTTTCGACCCTTAATACTGCGATAGAGGGGTTGAACGCGGAAGTAGCGACTGCGGAAGCCGCGTCTACAGCGGCGAATGACGTGGTTACGAAGTTAACTAATGACATCGAGATTAAGAACGAAGAGATTACGGGGCTAGAAGCAGACGTTAAGGCGGCGGAAGACGCTGTATTAGCCAAACAGGGCGAGTTAGACACGGCTTCGGCTAGTGTGGAGACCAGTGCGGAGACGATTACGTCCCTAAACTCGGAAATTAAGGCTTTGGAAGACGCCAAGACTGGGTTGGATGGCGATTTAAGCACGGCGATAGGCGAGCGAGACAGTCTACAGGGTACGTTAGACGAGCGGACGACGGAGCGAGATACTCTTCAGGAGTCCCTGACCTCAAGTAACACGCAATTAGAAGCAGCTAACAAACAACTAACTGCGGCTAACACACAAGTCACTGACTTAACGTCTCAGAAAGAGGTGTTAACCAAGGAGGTTGCGACCTTAACCACCGAATTGGGCACGGCGAACACGAATTTAACCGCTGCATTAGAGGCATCGGGGTCTAGTGCGGCGTTAGCGGAAAACTTAAACACGCAACTACAGACCGCAAACAGCACTATTAGTAGTATGACGACTGAGCTAAACGAAACTATGGCTGATGTTACGGCGTTGGAGAAAGAAATTGCGTCTCAAAAAGAAAATCAAACCATATCGGACGCAGATCTAGCCGCCGCCGAGGCATCGCTAGAGGCTGCGAACCTTGAGGTGCAGACGTTATCGGATTCCTTGGGTATAGAAGAGGCTGCGAAGAACGAGTTACAGAAAAAACTGACTTCCGCGGAAAGTGATCTCTCTAATCTGCAAAAATCCAGTTCCAAGTCGATTGAATCCTTGGGATTGGAAGTCGATACCGCAAACGCTACGATTGAAAGTTTGCAGGAGCAACTCACTACTGCGACGAACGACGTTTCGAGCTTGTCCAATCAATTGGAGGCCGCGCAAAACTCTCAGACGGCAACGGCGGAGCAGAAAGCTGCGCTGGCTGAACAGTTGGATGCCGCCCAAACGGAAGCCACGTCTTTGCTGTCGGAAATCACTACGTTAGAGGGACAGCGTGACACCTTACAGGCGGATCTCACGGCGGCGGAGGCGACGGTTGGCACTCAAGACACCACCATTACTGATCTGACAAACAGACTTTCAACTGCGAATACCAACATTGGCACATTACAGGAGCAACTCACTACTGCGACGAACGACGTTTCGAGCTTGTCCAATCAGTTGGAGGCCGCGCAAAACTCTCAGACGGCAACGGCGGAGCAGAAAGCTGCGCTGGCTGAACAGTTGGATGCCGCCCAAACGGAAGCCACGTCTTTGCTGTCGGATATTACTACGTTAGAGGGACAGCGTGACACCTTACAGGCGGATCTCACGGCTGCACAGTCCACAATTGGTACTCAGGAAACAACAATTGGCAACCAAGCCGAGACGATTGCCACGCTGACTACGGATCTGGGCGCGGCTAATCAGGACATCGGCAGTTTAAACGAGCAGTTGGGAACTGCGAATGCATCGGTAACGGCCTTGGAAGGTCAACTAGAGGTCGCGAACAACTCGTTGACTGCAACACAGACTGAAAAAGATACGATTGCTGCTGATTTAGACACGGCGCGGGAAAATGCACGAGCCCTTACTGAAAGTTTATCGGCTCGCACTAAGGAAAGAGACAACCTTCAAGTTAGTTTGAACGATACAAAAACTACGTTAAGCAACACGGTAACGTTAGCCAACACGCTGCAAACTAATTTGGACGCGTCTAACGCGGAGATAATGACTCTTGAAAATCAATTAGATACTGCGCAGGCAAATGTGGATTCATTAACGAATACTTTGACTGACGCTACTGCGTTACAAGAGCTTACTGAGGGTGAGAAACTAGATTTACAAAATGATCTAACAGCTTCACAGAATGATGTGGCGGCTCTTACAGACACTTTGGCCTCTCGAACAACAGAGCGAGACGGGATTCAGAGTCAGCTTACTGAGACGCAAGCAGAGCTAACGGCGAGCACGACGCTTACGGAAACCTTGCAGGGTAATTTAACCACGGCACAAGAGAATATTCTGGGTCTGGAGTCTCAGTTGGGCGATAGCCAAGCATTACAGCAGTTAACAGAAGAGCAACGCGCAGCGTTAGAGCAGACTTTGGCAGAAGAGCAGGCCAACGCGGCATCGCTTGAGACGCAGCTAGGTGAGGTAACGTCGGCGTTTGATATTACGCAAACGCAATTAGACTTTGCGCAAGGGGCCACAACTTATGTCAACACGCAGCTAGAGCAGAACGTTGCGGAGGATGCATTGGTTGCGGACTTGGTCACACGAGGATACACGGCGGATAACGCGCAAGCGTTGGTAAACGAGGTGCAGCAAACACGGTTTGAGCAATCGGAGTTGGCTCGTATAACGGATGCTCGTAGGTCGGCGGCGTATGTGCCGTTCGGGGCGGGACCAATCGGTGGGGCAGAAGACGAGGTCACTTACCCTGACTACGGTCCTCCCGGGACGGGGGCAGTGCAACCACAAGCACAGCAGCCATATCAGCCGCCAGCCACTGCGTATCAGCCTCCAACCACTCAACCCGTGTACGAGGCCCCACGGTTTGATCCGTTTACTCGGGACGATGCGACCCCGATTGCTGGGGGCCCTGCTGTGGAGTTGGATCAGTTTGGTCAACCTGTTTTAAGTTTTGGTCCGACAGGTCGTCCTTTAGGCTCATATGTTACAATGCCTACTCAGGCAGGGCCTTTTGATCCATATTTGATGGAGATGCCTGAAGCGCCTACATTTAACCCACAACAACCCGTTGTACGACCACCCTTCCCACAACAGCCTCAACCTGTTATAAATCAGGGTATAGGCGGATTAGGTAGAAAATAATGGCATATACAATTCAGAGTGGAGACACACTCAGCGAGATAGCTGAAAAGAATAACACATCTGTTGCGGAGATCATGGCCTCCAATCCACAGATTAGCAATGCAAACAAAATCCAAGCTGGAGCATCGTTAAATATAGCGAGTAAAGATTCTGGAAAATCGACATACTCAGGAAACTTCGGAACATCTTCTGGTGGTAGTTCGCAAGAAGCGGCTCGCAGGGTTGTTGGTGATACTCGGGCTGCTGAATT